TGCCAAGCATCGAATCCTATGACGGAGTCATCACCAAGCACTAACAGGCGTGATTCTTCAATCGGTTTTTCGTTTAGCTTAATGCTAACATACTGCATGCTGATGTAGTTGACAATACTGTCGACTAGCTGCGTGAAGAAACTACCACTCGGCACACCGTGGTTTTTAATCCAGACGTAGCCATCAGGCATTACGATTGGAGTGTGGATGAAATAGTGAATGATTCTATCCCATGCTCTGTCCCACACATCATCTGTCCACACGAAGTGAGTCCGTAGGATACGGAATGCCACCAAAATGAGTTCTGGCGCTACTGAGGAATCAAATCCAGAGTAGTCAAGACTATAGCGGAGTCCTGAATTTCTGATCCTACCCATACGTGCAGACAACTCATGTCGGTGAAGACCTAGTGCCATAGGTGTAGTCCAGGCCATCATGCGCTGGATTAACGGTGACGCGAAGCAAGCTTCGAGCATCGTCAGGCTTTGTGGAAAACCCCACACTAGTCTAGTCTTCGGACCCGAATCGCCATGTTGAATCCTATGGTAAGCCACACAAGGCTCAGCCTTCTCACCATTGACGAACCGATACATGAGTTCACGATCCTCTTCAAAGCTTTCGCTCTTCTTTGCCAGGTACGGCAAACCCGAGGATTTCTCCTGCTTCAATGCTTTACGCAACAGGTACTCGTCTTCTGGGTTAATAGGTGACAGCTTACTGGCTTTACCGCAGCCAAACGCCCTATAAGCTAAATCAATAGCTTGTTTGAGCACCTCTTCGTCTGGATGAAAGTTAACTTTCTTGCCATACTTCTCAAGACGACCGAAGAGATCGCTGGGTTCGTAGACCGATTTATTATCCCGATCATCATCGAACCGAAACTCACCAGAGTTGCTTAACTTCCGCTGCAGCACACGATCGACTATAACCCCAGTTTTGCGATTAAGTATCTGCAACAGATCTTCACGTTTGGGACCTTCGTAAGGACGAAGCCTCCTTACCCCACCGAACCGTTTGGCCGGCGATTCTGTAATCTGCATGACAGCTCCTTCTACACGCACATACATGACCAGCGCGTAACCTTGTGCACTAGTTAGCACTGTGAACATCTTTCCTTTGAG